TCAGTCAACCCCGATGCCGGCGAGTGGATTTACCGCACGCTCGACGCAGCAGCGGTAACGGCCGACGACTGGGACAACGCGACGCCAACGCCTGCGGTGATGCAACTCGGCTCGCAGCACAACAGCCCGCCGAATCGCGTGCTCGGCGAGTCGGCCGGCGGCGGCAATGACCTGACCGGCGTATACGGCCTCGCATTCGACCCGTCCGTCGCGAGCGGCGACCGGTTGCTCGTCACCGGCACGCTCTCGCTCTATGAGAGCACGAACTTTGCCGACACCGCCAGCAGCATCGCGTGGCGAAGTTTCAACTTCGGGCTGTCCATGGTCTCGATCGCAGACGCGCACATCGACGCGGACGGGAACCTGCTGACTGTCCTCGCGGACCACAACTGTTATGCATGGGCGTCCGGCGACCTGCTGACGGCCGAGCCGCAGCACGTCTCGGTGTCGGGCCTGCGAGACGGCTGGTCAATCTTTTCTCTCGGCACCGGTGTCGACAAAGTCACCGTCGCTTGCTTCGTCAACGACACGGCTCCGACCGACTCGAACAACGACGTTTTCTTCAACCACGCGGCTGGCGTTCCTACCGTCTGGGAAAGCACAAGCTACCGCGAAGATTTCAACGGGGCAGGATCGCTTTCTACTGGGGAGCGACCCCGAGCAGGCGGCGCCTTCGGCTGGGAGAACGGGGACGGAAGTTGCACGTTCGTTGTGTGGTCGGATGATCTTGGATTCACTCGCTCGACGTACACGCGCGCTACGCGTACGTGGGTGACGTGGCAGCAGCAGGCGAGCGGTCCGACCGATTCGCTGCGCACGGACAATCAGCTGCAGGAACGCCAGATCGTCGGGGCTGTCGATGGCTCCGTCCTCTACGGCCTGCAACTCAAGAACGGCAACCTCTGGCGCAGCACGAACGGCGGCGAGGACTGGTCGACGATCGCGAGCAACACCGGGACGAACCAGGACCAGCGCACCGGCCGGCTCGCCTACGTCGAGAGCACCGACACGCTCGCGATCTCCGACGGCACCGGCCTCTACCGACTGAACAACGCGAGCACCAGCAACGCGAACGCCGTGAAGATCAGCGGCATCAGCACCGCGTGCATGCTCGCCGTCGACTCGACCGGCCGGCTCTATGCGCACGTCCGCGGTGCAGGTCCTGCCGACCTCTGGCGATTCGACGATTTCGCTACGGCTACAGGCACCGGCGACGCGACGCAGATCGGCTCCGACAACTACCGCTCTCGCGTCGGGGATCTCGCGTGCACGATGACGATCGGGGTGATCGACGTCGAGCGCCTCGTTCTCGGCTACCAGGGGTCGGGCGTGATCGTCGCGCCGATTCCGGACTGATGAGCGACAGGGACGGGTCCGGACGCTTCGTGGAAGGTCACGACAGCGCCGGGCCTGGCCGCCCGACGAAGTACCAAGAGGAGTACGCCGTACAGGCCGAGAAGCTGGTCAGGCTCGGGGCTACCGACTACGAGCTGGCCGAGTTCTTCGAGGTGGACGTCCGTACGATCTACCGCTGGAAGCACGACCACGACGCTTTCTGCCAGTCGGTGCAAGGCCCTGGGAAGGCGGCGGCCGATGACCGGGTCGAGCGCTCGCTGTATCAGCGTGCTGTCGGCTACACGTACGGCTCCGAGAAGGTGTTCCAATTTCAGGGCGAGATCATCCGCGCCGCGACGGTGGAGCACGTGCCGCCTGATCCGGGCGCGGGGCTCAACTGGCTGAAGAATCGTCGCCCGGATTCGTGGCGAGACAAGCAGGACCACCAGCACTCTGGCGAGATCAATGGCGGCGTCGTGCAGGTGCAGCTAGTGCCGACAGACACCAGTGACAGCTAACCCTCCCAAGGTCAGCCCGCTGCTGATTTCGAACAAGTTCGCGAGCCTGTTCCCGGCGCCTGACGGCGCATGGGAGCGCCACCGCTACAAGGTGTTCCTCGGCGGCCGGGCGTCGGCCAAGTCGCACAGCATCGCCACGGCGCTGGTGCTCGACATGTGGTCGTCCACGCAGCGGGTCGGCTGCTTTCGCGAGGTGCAGAAGTCGATCCGTGATTCGGTCCACCAGTTGCTCGCGGACAAGATCAAGGCGCTCGGGCTCGGGGCGGACTTCGAGATACAGCGCGATCGGATCATCTGCCACAAGACGGGCTCGACGGCGATCTTCGTGGGTCTCTCGGACCACACAGTCGAGAGCGTCAAGAGTCTTGAGGGCCTGACTCGGGCATGGCTCGAGGAAGGGCAGGCGATCACGGCGCGCTCGTGGAGCATCTTCGACCCGACCATTCGAGCACCGGGGGCCGAGATATGGATTTCGTACAACCCGACGCTCGACAAGGACATCGTGCATCAGGAGTTCGCCGGAGAGTCGCCGCCGACCGACGCGGTCGTCACGCGCGTCAGTTTCCGCGACAACCTGCACTGGAACGACGAGCTCGACGTGCAGCGCGAACGGCTCAAGCGGAACGATCCCGATGCCTACCTGCACGTCTGGGAAGGACACACGCTCAAGTCGAACGAGCTGGCGATCTTTCGCGGGAAGTACACGGTCGAGGACTTCCAGGCGACGACGGTATGGGGCTCGCCGCTGTACGGGGCGGATTGGGGGTTCGGGTCGGACCCGACCGTGCTTGTTCGGCTGTGGCTGCACGATGACGCGCTCTGGATCGACTACGAGTCGTTCGCCTGGGAGGCGGAACTGTCGGATCTCCCGGAGGTGTTCGCGAAGGTGCCCGGCGCGACCGAGCACGTCATCCGTGCCGATAACTCCCGCCCGGAGCTGATACGTTACATGGCGCGCAGCGGTTACCCGCTGACGCGCGCGGCTGACAAGTGGGCGGGATCGATCAAGGACGGGATCGACTACCTGAAGGGCAACTTCGAGCGGATCGTCATCCACCCGCGCTGCACGCACATGATCGAGGAGGCTTCGCTGTACAGCTACAAGAAGAACGCGAGAACCGGCGATCCGCTTCCCGAGCCTGACGACAAGCACAACCACGGCTGGGACAGCTGCCGGTACGCGATCGAGCCGCTGATCACCCGCTCCGGAGCTCCCGCCCAGCGCCGCGTCGTCCCGAGCTTCTTCTGATGGGCGTCGAAACCCTACACCCCGCCTACACCGACATGTCGCCCGAGTGGGCGCAGATGCGCGACTGCATGCGGGGCGAGCGCCGGATCAAGGCGCAGGGCGTGAAGTACCTGCCGAAGTCTCAAGGGCAGGCGGCGGCGGAGAAGCTGATCGTGCAGGCGGGGCTGCCGATAACGACCGGCCCTTACGAAGCCTCCAAGGCGATGGCGCGCTTCATCGAGCTGCTGGAGTCCGCCGTCGTCGGCTTCGCCGGCATCGCGACGCGCGTGCCGTGGTCGATCGCCGGACTGCCCGCGTCACTCGAGTACCTGATGACGAACGCCGGCGGCGGGCTCCCGCTCGAAGGCTGGCAGGCGAAGACGATCGCCGAGTGCTTGATCACGGGGCGGTACGGGCTGCTTCCCGATGCGCCGGCGGAGGGTGGTCGGGCGCGCATTCAGTGGTATCCGGCCGAGAGCCTGACGAACTGGAAGGTCGATGATGAGGCGCTGCCCAACATGGCGACGCTTCGAGAGCGCGTTCCGACGGCCACCGCCGACGAGTTCAGTCACGACACCGAAACGCGCTACCGGGTGATCCGTCTGGAGGGGCGGCGAGCGAGGGTGACCACGGCCACCGAGCGCGGCGTCGAAACGGAGTCGGGCTTGCTTGATCTCGACGGCATGTTCCCGCTGGTGGTCGGCGGCGTGAACGAGAACGGCATGGCCGTCGAGCGTCCGCCGCTCTCGGGCCTTGCCGAGTCCCTGCTGTCCTACTACCGCCTGTCCGCGTCTCATCGCTGGGCGATTCGTCAGACGTGCGATCCGACGCTCCTCGCGCTCGGGTTCAGTCCCGGCGAAATCCAGGGCATCGGTGCGGGGATGGTGATCGAGAAGGACGTGGAGCCCTCGAAGGCGTCGCTCCGGTACATCGAGATCCAGGGCACGGGCCTCTCGCACGTCAAGGACGAGATGGACGCCGAGCTCGAGCGCGCGTACGGCCAGACGCACCGCCTCTCGGACCGCTCTGGCATCGAGGCATCGGACACGATCCGCCAGAGGGCGCAGTCGAAGACCGCCGGGCTTCGGAACATCGACAAGAACGCCGCAGCGTCGCTTCAGGAGGCGCTGAATCACATCTGCCGCATGAACCGGCTCCCGCCGGAGGTGACGGTCGAGTCGGCTGCCGACTACACCGAGGAGGACATCGAGGCGACCGCGCTGACGGCGCTCGTTCAGGCGGTCGGGCTCGAGCAGCTGCCGGCGCGCATCGTTCGCGACTATGTCAGGAAGCGCGGGCTTCTCGAGGATCTGTCGGACGAGGACGTCGTCGAGCTGATCCAGACCGAGCAGAACAAGAGGGCGGCGGAGGCGGTCGGGCTCGCCGAGGAGGAGCCGCTGGTCGAGGTCGAGGTGGAGCAGGATGCCGCCTGACGCGCCGGAGACGGACGGCATCGACGCGGACGACATCCTGATCCGTGCCGCCGTCTACCGCGAGCGCTTCATCGCCAGCGTGTCTAGCGATCTGATCGGGCGAATCCGCGAGGCCGAGATCGCGCATCGCGGCGTGCTGATCGCGCGACTGGACTCGCTGTCGAGTCCCGATCGGGTTCGCTACCTCGCTGGGCGGCGACGGGAGACCGCGCGCACCGAAGCGCTCGCGGACGAGGTCGACGTGATCGCGGCGACGTACCGCGGCGAGACGTCATCGGTGATCGCCGAGAACGGACGCGAGCTCGCTGGCGTCGAGCGCGATCTGCAGCGCGACATGCTCGCCGACGAAGGCATCACCGGCGAGGTCGCCACGGCGGCGTCACTGTACGCGCTCGCACGCGCTCGCCCGTTCGCAGGCGGCGTGCTTCTCGCGGACGCCATGCGGACGATGACGGTGAACGTGCGGCGCACGATCGAGCGCACGGTGCGAGAAGGGCTGCTCCGCTCGGACGATGGCGCGACGATCGCGCGGACGCTTATGGGGCGGCATGCGCTGACGGGCGACGGCTCGACGCTCGGGGTTCACCGCCGAGGGGCGGACACGATCACGCGCACGGCGCTCTCGCAATTCGGCAACCAGGCGGCGAACGACACGATTGCGGCGCTTGGGGTCGAGCGCTATATGTGGCTCAGCACGCTCGACGGGAAAACGAGCGCGATCTGCCGAGCTCGCGACCGGAAGACGTACGCGGTCGGCGAGGGGCCGCTGCCGCCTGCCCATCCTCGCTGCCGCTCGGTGACCGTCGCGGTGACGCCGGCGCGGCTGGCTCGTACGAGGGCTTCGCGGGGCAGTGATGGGCGCAAGCCGGTCGAGTCGGTCAGCTACGGCCCGTGGCTACGGCGGCAGGATCGCGCCTTCGTCGAGGACACGATGGGCAAGACGGCAGCGCGGCTGTTCCTCGACGGGCGGCTCGGTATCGAGAAGTTCGTCGACCACAAGACGCTCCGGCCGCTGACGATCGAACAGCTTCGCCGGCGGCATGGCGAGCTGTTTCGGCGGCTCAGGATCGACGAGGCGGCATGAGCGTCACGAACTTCGCCGACGAGCGCGAGAAGCGCTCCCCGCATGCGACTGGACCCGCTCACTGCATGCACTGTCACCACGAGTGGCAGTTCGTTGTTCCGATGCCGGTGCTACACACGTTGGACTGCCCGTCATGTGGGCACGAGGCAGGGCGGATGCTCGGGCTGTTCGAGTGCCCGCGTCCGGCGTGGGAGTGCTCGTGCGGCAACGGACGATTCATGGTCATGGAAGGCGGTCGCATGTGGTGCGAGGTCTGCGGCACCGAGCACGATGTCGAATGACCATCCCGTCCGTCCTGACGCCGCGCCCGTACGACCCGGCGCCGCTCGGCATGGGCGTGAAGCTCGACGCGCTGGCAGCCGAGCTTGGCGTGCCCGTGCAG